ATGCAAGTTGAGCAGTTGTTCGTCGAGACACTCATTGACATCCGTCAGAAGCTCAACAGCAACCCCACGGAGTACCACCTACTGAAGGTCTCCAGTCTTTTGCGGCAAATCCTCCTGGAAAACCTTCTAGAAGATGCGAGCACAGCCACCTCGATGGAGGCCAAGTTCCGGGTCGTCAAGCCGAAGCCGTATCAACCATCAGCCGGGCTGGACGAATCGTGGGCCGCGATGCACGCCGTTCATCCCGAAACAAACCGGGTGAACATCGGCGCTGGGATGCGCGGAGGTCTGATGAGTGGCGAACCTTCCGAACCGGGTGACCAGGTGCTCGAACTGACGCGGAGGGATTTCCTTGCCCACCCTGTCGGCTTGACGTTGTCAGACGTTCAATACTCCGTTGAGAGCGTGTTGCGGGTAGCGGCGAACAGCCTTGGCGGCACACACAACGACGGCTTGCCCAACCGCAACAGGGAAGCAGAGCAACTCCGCCAGTACATGGAGCAGGGCGAAGGAGCAACATGGTTCGGCAGGTCCATGCCTTCGGCGTTTGTATTTGAGATTGCCTCCTGCACGTTGCGTGCGTGTGAGCCACTGGCGAACGAACTTGCCCGACTCGGCCTGTACTCGCCACCAGTGAGTGAGTGGGCACTGGACGGCAACGGCAATGGAACGGCAGTGGGCCTCAATGCGATCTTCAGCGGAATGTCACCCGGCACAAACTTTTTCGTAGAAGTCCATCCCGTTCCGTAGGCCCATGCTTAACGAGACGTGGGAGGACCAGTACAGGCGGATGCTGCGCTCCTACGAACTGGTGCGCACCATGACCGAACCAATCCGCAAGCCACGCGAGGTAGACCACCGCGACGTGCTCTACCACTTCTGCTGTGACGCGTTCCACCTACGGGACTGGATACAGAACTCGGACCTGAGCGAGGAAATTCGGCAGACAGTCGGCACGCTGTTCAGTTGGGAATCATCCGAGGCCCTGGCCGCATGCGCTGACATCGCCAATGGTTTCAAACATCTAGTGTTGAAAAGCAAACCGAAGTCTTCAGGTACTCACGCAGAGATTGTTCGCCGGACGACTGTCATAGACAAGAGTGCTGGCCACTACGTTTCCACAGATATCATCAAAGCGGGCGGAAAGATCCTTCACACCAGGAATCTCACGGATGATGCAGTGAGAGATTGGGATTGGTGGCTACGCGAGCGCGGGATACTGCCCGAAAGGCCGAAGCCCACACGCTGAGGACATGCAGGCCACTCCATTGCCTTGATGGCCTGCCAGAGTGGGGACTGTGTGTGAGCTGCTTTGGAGTCATAGCGGCGAACCGTACTCGTGAATTATGAAGTGCGGCAATAGGTGTCCCTGCCTAGAGAGGGCTCTACATTCGACTAGGGCACCCAGACACAACAATGCCCTCCCGAGACCCCGGGAGGGCATTGCGGCGCTGCCATGATGGCGCGCTATCTGCTGGACGGACGACAAGAGACGCCCAGCGGAAGAGTTTGGCGGGGTCCCTCAACCCCGCCCACCACCAGGGGGACATCCGAATGGCAATAAGGAAGTTCCCTGGCGGTGTTGCTTTTGGTGGCCCCCTCGCAACCCTTCGCGATGAACGAGGGGGACCGGTCTAAATGGTGGCTTCCACGTCAAACCACGCGTAGCCGAACTCGGTGCCAGTCAGTGCGGACGGGTCATCCCATGCGGGTCGGCTGATCACCTTGTAACGAACTGAGCGGATGTCGATACGGTCACCAAACTGCAGGTGAACGGCTTCCGTTGTGGGGCAGCCGATCTGGCCCGAGGTATCCGAAGATTCCTGGCGACCACGCGAAGAGGCTACGGCCTGACCGCCCAAGATGACGCCGTTGATGGTGCCCACTAGAGCTGCACCGTCGTCCAGGCGCACGACGTTGCCGCCTGTGTCGACGGGGTCACCGTGGGCATTGCGGGCTGGGGCCCTGTAGACGGTGCCGGTCACCATGCGCGGACCCGGTAGCGGTCCAGGACGAACAGCTCGGCCAGCGACCAGCCGGTAAAGGCAGACCGATAGGAAACGGCGTCTGGACCGTGGGACTCGTCCAGGAGCAGGCCCCGTGGATTCGACAGGAGTCGAGCGGCGGCGGTGAGGATCACGGCGCGGATGCCATCGTTCGGCACACCGTCAACGAAGCCGATGTCACGCGTGTAAGCGGACGCCATGGCGGTGACCACGGCCAGAATCTGAACAGCCTGCCCGCTGTCCAGATCCCGGCCCAGCAGTGCGCCCAGATCCTCGGAGGTTGGCGCACTCATGATTACGGAGTCGCGGTCAGAACGGTGACGGCTGCGGCGCGGGTCAGACCTACGTCCCAGCGGGAGACGACGCGCAGGGCCTGGGTGTCGTAGTCGGCGTAGAGCTGGTCAATCAGGAAGACCGAGGCGTCCAGATCGCGGACCACCACAATGTGGTTGGTGTCGGCGATGATGGCCTTGCCCACGGCAAGATGGTTGGTCACCGTGACCGGTAGGCCGAACAGGGCGAAGCTGTCGGCGGCGTGGGCGTCGGGCTCAAGCACGTATCCGGCGTCTCCAGTGCCGCGAACGATCTTGCGCAGGGCAATCCAGTCCGTCGGGTTGAGGTAGATCCGGTTGGGCGTGACGTTGGCCGCGTAGGCGGTTGCGATCCCGTCCAGGATCGAGTTGAGGTCCGTCACGTCCAGCACGCCGGTACCGATGCCGGTCTGTGCGGTTACGCCCTTGATGGTGTTCGAAGTGCCAGCACCCGAGTAGAGCGCAGCGTCTAGCGCGTTGGCTACGTCGGCAGTGAGGCGAGTCTTCAGGACGGCGTCTAGCCCAATCACGCTCTGGCGCAGTAGCTCATTGCTGAACTTGACGAGCACCTTGAGCGACTTGAGCGAGCTCGGTAGCAGGGTCAGCTCGTCGAAAGCTACGTCTCCGTCAGAGATCTGGGCACCCTCGGCCACGAATCCGGCGGTCACGCCGTTGGTGATACGAGGGATGCGAACGGGGCTGGAGCTGTCAATGATCTGCACGCCCGACGCCAGGAACGTGCTGGCAGTCTCTAGCGGCTGGATGAGTAGTGAAGCAACCTGCGACTGAAGCAGCGTGCTATTACCCGATGTGGTTTCAATGGCCACGATGAATGTCCTTAGTAGGCAATGGTGTTGGACGCCATCGCCAGGACAGGGTCAGAAGTGGCCGCCAGGGCCGAAGTGAGAGGCGGCGCGCCAGGCGCTCTTTCCTCTGCTCTCAGTTTACAGGCAAACTGGGTGAATCAGGTTCGTGCTCGCAGCATTCCGAGTAGGTCCACGTCGGTGGACGGTGCGCCGGTAACACCTTGACCGATGTCGCCGACCGGCTTTCGGGCTAGCTTCTCCTCGGCTGCCACGGCGCGGGCCTCTGCCGCTTCTGCGCGGGCCTCGGCATCCTTGGCCGCTACCCGGTTGTCGGCAGCTTCCTTGCGTAGCTTCCGAACGACGGACGCGGGGAAAGTCTTCGTGTCGTCGTCCTCGTCCTCGGTGATCTCGTCGGCAACCTCGGTGGTCTCGGTCTCCGTCGTTACCTCGGTGGTCTCTTCGGGCTCGGTCGTCTCATCGGGCACGGCGCTTCCTTCCTACGGGTTGAATTGGGTTGGTGGTGAGCACTACTCGGGGAACGCACTTGTCCCCGGGATGCATCACCTGGAACGGCTGCTTCTTAGGCCACACTCGGCCTTCCCGCCAGATGAATACGCAGAGCTGACACGGATTCTCGCTCTCGAATTGCCTGACCCAGCCCTCGACTAGCGGCTGTGCGGTCATCGCGTCTACAGCGCTTTTCTGGGCTGTCGAGAAGGTCTCCGAGTGAACCAGTCTGGTCAGTCGCTTCTCGGCGTCCGGCTCGTCCGGTGTCTGCTCAGGCGAAGCGGTGAGAACCGTTCGCATCGACTTGACGAGTCGCACAGAGTTATCGACTGGCAGAAGCCCGACGGCGGTCCCGGGGTTGGTTGACAGCTCTTCGATGGATGCGACGACATACGCGTCAGCCAGGATCGTGGCGGCGGCATTGCTTCGGTTGACCTCACCGGCCATGCGGGCGACGGCAGTGTCGAGATCAAGGCTGCCCGCAACGAATGCGGCGTAGGCGGCGAGTACTCCGCGCTCGGTGCCGACCGCGATTTGTTCGGCTGCGGCCTGGAACGAATCAGCGGCGGTCACTGGCTACCGCTGGACGGTGCCGGGTTGGTGCCTGGCACGCCCGCAGACAGATCGGTGGCCGCTCCCCTTGTCTGCGTACCCAGTGTTACGCCCTGGCCATCTAGGGCCTCGGCGCGAGTTGCCTGACGGATTGCCAGGATCTCGTCATCGGAGTAGCCGAGCTTCTGCAGGGCGTAGGCGCGGGGAAGCAGACCGGCGGCGAATAGTTTCACAACGGCGTCAGCCTCCTGGGCCGTGCTCCGTGTGTCTGCTGGGGCCCACTTGATCTGGACGGTTACGTCGGCGGCATCAACCGAGTCGCGGATGGCGATCAGAAGGCGCGCCACGGACTCCCAGCCCGTGCCGTATGCCTGCTGCTTTGCCTCGGCCCGCGAAACCAAAGCGGCCTCCGCAGCGCGGAGAGCATCCGCGCTTGTGACTGAGTCCTGCAGTAGCCCAACGTAATGCGCGGGAAGGCCGCTTACCATCATGGCCTGGCTGATGATGATTCGTACGGCTGCCTCGAAGCCTCCGAGATCGGCAGCGGGTAGCTGACCAATCTTCGCGTTCTCACCGGCCGCGACCATCATTCGGTTGTTCTCGGGGAAGGGGTTTACCGCCTCCATCACGGGCTGGTCGTCTTCGTCCAGCACGGGGCTGCCGTCGGCGTCCAGCTTGGGCCGATCCACCAGCTCGATTCCCGTTGCCGTGCGGCGGGGACGGCCTGCATATTCGCTGCTGATCATCGCGTCTAGGAGGAGCTTGTTCAGGGCGTCCTGGAGCGGAATTAGATCGGCAACGACGCTGGTGTCATCGTCTAGGCCGAGGGCCACAACGGGGACGACACCGAGCGGATTGGGCACCGTGTCGACGAGGTTGAATCCGGCTGTTGCCGCTCCCGGTGTCTGAGCCCGCCAATGCTGGATCTCATCGGGTAGGTAAACCCAGGCCTCGGTGGTGGTCTTCGTCCTGACCCGCTTCACTGCCGAGACGATTTCCCGGTCGACGGGGTCACGGAGAACGGCCACTTGCTTTGGCGATTCGATGGTGGCGCGGGCCCTGCCGGTCTTGTCCGTCCACACGATGACCGGACACCAGGAGTAGAGCAGGGCGTCACGGTGCGCCTTCGCACTGAGCTGGTCGAGGTCTGAGCGAAGCCAGTCGGTCCAGACTTCAGCCCCGGTGAACCCTGAGATTCGCAGTCGCTCGGCCAGACTGAGAACCGCTGTGCGACAAAGGTTGCTGCTCATCCGGTCGAACTTCGACAACGCTGCCTTCGCCTCGGCGCTGAGGTAACTCAGGGGCGAATTGCCCTGGTAGTAATCGTCAAGCCGGGTGAATCGGTACTGCGGCGCGTCTAGCTCCTGCAGGAGTTCAACTAGGCGGTCGGCGTCGGGATTGCTCATGCGAAGGACACGGCTCGATTTCTCTTCTTGGGATGGGCGGCTAGCCAGGTGGCGCGGGAGTGCGCCATTACGAGGCACGCGGCTAGGTCGATCTTCTGGGCGGATCGCTTGCGGCTCGTCTTACCGAGGCGCAACCCGCCATCGCTCTCGATTACGGTCGCGGCCATGACGTGGTTGGTCATCGTGGCGTCGCCGCTGTGGGTCATGTTGGCGTTGACGGCCGCGCTGTAGGCGTCCGTCGTGGCACGGGTCAAACGAGAAGGGCTGTGCGGAAACTCGACCACGGGCAGGCCTTCAGAACCGAGAACCTGGAGTGTGCGGTTCCATCGGAACGGGTCCGCAACAACCTCTTTCACCCTCCACTGCTTGCACGCGTCCCTGATGGCCTGCTCCACCTCTAGGACCGGTACGCGCCAATCCGGCTGGTCGGACGGCTGAGCCCAAACCTGTAGCGGTGCGAAGTGAGGGACAGCCGAGACCGTGCTCAGGAGCAGCGCCGTGGTGTCATCGGAGAATGATCCGTCCAGCGCTAGAACCACATCGGTGCCGTCGGGGATCGGCAGGCCCGTGGACAGTGACAGCCAAGTAGCTTCGTCAATGAATGGATTGACGTTCTCACTTACGAACTGGCACAGCCTCGCTCGGCGAAACGCCCCCTCGGTCGTCTTCGGCGGGAGCAATGCCCGCATAGCGGCTTCCGAGGAGAAGTCCCCAAGGGCGGGGCAGGCCAGTGCCCAGCAGTGCTGGCAGTCGACGGCATGGGTCGCGGTGAACTCGTCAGCGCTGAACTCGCGCCACACAAACGAGGCGTCTTCGGGATGGTCCTGCCCGTAGGCCCGAAGGTCCAGCAGGACAGAATCACTGGACACGGATGGCGTGCCGATGCCCACGACGGTTGCGTTGTCCACCTTGCCCAGACCGAGAAGCAGGGTTTCCCAGGTCTCCCGTGCAATCACGCCGATCTCGTCAGCGATGGCCAGGGAGAAGTTGCCGAGGCCCTCCAGGCGCTTCGCCTCTGCGGGTAGAGCGGTGAACGTCGATCCCTTGCCCGGTACCTCCAGGCGCTCGCGGAACACCTGGCAGCGAGACAGCAGCTCCTCGCTCAAACCCACCATGGCGGCGGCGGTTTCGAATGTGAGGCGACTCTGCCTCTCGTCAACCGCGACAACGACCAGCTGATTGCCGAACGGTCCTTCGAAGAGTTCGAAGAGGGCCCAGCAGGCCATCAACATCGTCTTGCCTGATCCTCGGGGCATCATCACGCCCGCGATGGACGGTCGGGGGCTGGGGTCCATCAGGGACGCCATCAGAGCCACCTGCCAATCCCGCAGTCGGACAGGCCCGTTGGCTCCCTTGCCCTTCGAGACAACTAGGTACTTCAGACACCACTGCGCGAACCGCTCCGAGGGTGTGCCCGTACCGGCGAACGGCAGCGGCTCGGCGGAAACGCGCCGCTTGGGTCCGGTAGACAAGGCCACAGCAAACTTTCTTGTGGATCCAGCAAAGCCCTGGATGGCTATTTATTTCTGAGCGCGCCTAGCGGCCCGGGGTCCCGGAGCTGGTTACTTGCCCCAAGTCCCCTACCTGCATTGATACCGATCTAGCAAACATGACCGAGAGGGTTGGACTTAGGATCCGCAGGGCCCTGACCTGCGGTTATGTGCCAGCCGGCCAATTTTGGGCTCAGCACAGCAGCTAAGGCGGCGGTATGTCCTGACAAAGCGCAGACCCAGCAAACTTCAGCGAAGGCGCTGGCTACCGCCAGCAAACTCTTCAGTCAGACCGGGTTACGTGGTCGCCTCGGGCTGCGCCAGCCAGGCGGTTGCACTGACCGCAACGGACTGCGATGTCCTGCAGGCGGATTGGTAGACCCAGGGCTTTGCGTGCCCAGGCTTCGGGCTTGTGGTCGGCCTGGAGGCCATCGTTGGCGGGCAGCTCGGCGGCGGTGCGGCCACAGTCCAGGCACCAGGGCTGCAGCCTGCGCGCTCGTCGGCTCAGCCTGTCCCAGGCGGCGTCACGTCCACGCCTGCCACGGTTACGGATGTCGGGCCTGTGGGGCTTGCAGGCGGCGCAGTAGGTAGCGGCGGGGATGAGGTCAGCACAGCTCAGGCATGGGCGTTGCGTCACAGGTCGGCGGTCACTCGCGGTGTTCGTTCTCCAGCGCTGCGCTGAGGTGCTTCTGGCAAGCCGTGATGTGTTCGGCCAGTTGAGCATTCGTCAGCGCATTTGCGTCCAGAAGATCGCCATTGGGATAGCGGATGTCGATGAGGTGCAGAGGCGTGCCGTCGGGCTGAGCCACTGTGGCGTAGGTGAACGCCTGGACGCGACGTATTGCGATGGTCTCGGTGTGGTCGCTCATCGACGGATGTCCCTCTTCTGTTGGCCTGCAATGGAATACGTTTTCAGCGGCTGGTATGGCTTATGACACAGTGCGACTACCTCGGCGGATCCGCGCGACTTGACCGCGTGGGCATGTTGGCAGGAACACCAAGGACATTCGACGTAGACGAAGTTGCCTGCGATCGTGAGTACCTTGGCGGTTCGGGTGGCCAATTCGTGGCGTGGTGGATTCACACACCCTCGCCCTTGATCGTGGCCAGGCGCTGCATCGAGAGGTAATTCTCCAGCTCAGACCTTGGGAAGACCAGGCGCTTGCCGCGACGATAGGAGATCGGGCCACGCCCCGACAGGCGGGCCTGGTACACCGCAGACACGGTTACACCGAGCTCTGCAGCGACTTCGCGCGTAGTGAGTAGGTCATCAGTCTGAGTCATGTTCTGCTCCTGGATCTTTCATGCTTGGTTCTCGGTCGAACTATGTCCATCTCCTCCAGGCGATTCCCATTGGGTCGCAACGATCTTGGAGGAGACTGTTCTTGCCCCCACTGGGGGCCTGCGGCGGGCACTTGACGGCGGCGATCACGATGGATCTCTTGAGCGACAACTCAGGCTGCAGGTTGGATTGTCCTTGCACGTCAATCTGATTGGGGCTATCTGAGTCTCACGCCGATGCTCAGCCGCTGACTCACTCGTCCGATTCTCGGATTGACCCTCATTCAAAAGGGGGGCGCTACACATGCAAACCTCTTACAGCCAGCAGGAATACACCCCTTCTGTGCCACGACTGGTTACGGGCTGCGGGGAGACTGACCGGGGCTAGCGGCTGGGCCGTTCATACCCCACGGCTCAGGGGTTCCGGTGTGCTCGCGCTTCAACGTTGACCGGCAACGTCGCCTCTGCCTCATACCGACTTCGGTGTCTATAACCTATTTTCCGGCGATGTCCGCGAGACGATGCGGTTCTTATTACAGTTTAGCACGGGTTGCTACAAACATTGCTACAAAGTCCAGTTGCCGCGACTTCGTCTCTCATCATTCCACCACCCGTTTGACCCACTCGCCGGGCAACGGTCGGTGAAACGGGCTGTGGCAGTGTATAAGCCATGGCCCGCTTTGATGAATACACATGAAAAGACACCGACCACAACAGCCGATCCGCTCCCCCCGCGGCCGTCGATCCAACAGGCGGCAGCATGGTTGGGCGTGGACCCGAAGACCATTCGGCGTTACATCGCCCAGGGCCGCATCCAGGCCGTGAGGATCGGCCCCCGGCTCATCCGTGTCGAACGTGAGTCCTTGGTGGCGCTCGCTACGCCGGTAGGTTGGACGCGATGAGCAACGAGGAGGTCTCCTCCGTGGAGATCAGCAACAGCATTGAGTCAGTGCTTCGGTCGAACCGAGACAAGCGCGACCACGAACTTGCAAGCCTGATCGCGGACGAGATCGCGATGACCTACGTGGTCAGACGCAAGCCACCGAAGCCGAAGCCTTATCAGGACAGCCCTCGGCGCGGGAGGGTCTGGTGACGAACAGCCTCAAGCTTGCGCCAGCCTTGACATAGCATCGGCGATCTTGGCGTCACGCTCCTGCGCGGCGATCTGGTACCGCATAGCCATCCCCGGCGTTGTGTGCCCTAGACGGCTCATCAGCTCTTTGGTCGTCGCACCGGCCTGCGCAGCCAGGGTCGCACCCACATGCCGCAAATCGTGGACCCGCATGTCCGGCTTCCCGACAGCGGCGAAACCATTCTTGACTGCCTTCGTGAACGCGGTCGTTGATAGTCGCTGCCCCCGCGTGGTCGTGAACACAAACGCTTCCGGTCCCCTGCCGGTGTGCTTCTGCATGTGCTCCCGTAGCTGCAGGGCTACGTGCGGTGGCACCGTCACGTCACGGATACCAGCGTCGGTCTTTGGTGGGCCAACGATCAGCTTGCTATCGACTCTCGTTGCAGCCCTGCGGATCCTGAGAGTTATCCGCTCGCCCTCACTGTGAATGTCCTTACGACGCAATTCGATCAGTTCCCCGAACCGCAGCCCACACCACGCCGCGACGGGGACAGCCACCCGGTAGGCCTCCGGCGCGGACTCCGCCACCTTCACCAACTCGGCCGGTGTCAGTGGCTTCACGTCACGCGCCTTCGGTGGCTTACCCGCAGCCTTCATCTGGCACGGGTTCTCCGTGGCGGCCTTGTCCTCCAGGGCCGTGTTGTAGATGGCCTTGAGGAGTTGGTAGGCGTGCGTGTTACTCGTCGGGGTCGCCTTGCCCAGCCCGACCCACCAGGCACGGACCCTGGCCGGTGTGATCGCCCTCAGGATCTCGTCACCCAGCTCCGGCAAGATCCGGCTGTCGAGTAGTCGCCGGTAGAGGGCATGAGTCTTCGGAGTCAGGTCGCGGTGCTTCAGCCACTGTTCGGAGTACTCACGCAGGGTGACCCCGGCAACGGCCCTGAGAGCTGCGCGGGACTCGGGTGGTGACCACTCCCCCAGCTCGATCAGCTTGCGTTCGTTGGCTAGCCAGCCTTCGGCGTCCGTGCGGCTGTCATAGGTGTGTGTGGCGTAGTAGCGCCGTCCGTCGTCGTAGACGTAGGAGGCTTGAACGCGCCCGTTTCGCATAGTGCGCAGGGTGCCGAAAGTACGTCTCCTGGCTGTCTTCTGTGTGGCCAT